CGTGACGGGTCATGCCCTGATCAGATCACGATTGCCAACTATGAAATGTTTGAAGCGTTCAACCCTGCTGACTTCACTGGTATCGTGTTGGATGAATCAAGCATCTTGAAGTCTTACATGGGGAAAACCAAGCAGGCGCTTGTGAAGAACTTCTCTTCAATCCCGTTCCGCTTGTGCTGTACCGCGACACCGGCCCCAAACGATCACATGGAACTAGGCAACCATGCCGAGTTCCTTGGCGTGATGGACTCCAATGAAATGCTTGCGCGATGGTTCATAAACGACACCATGCACGCCGGGACGTATCGGCTCAAAAAGCATGGATCACGCGATTTCTGGCGATGGGTGAGCGGGTGGGCCGTAGCGCTTTCAAAGCCGTCAGATATCGGATCACGGCATGATGATAAAGCGTTCAAGTTGCCTCCGCTGCGAATAGAGGTTGAAACGGTTGAATCGGAACCGCCCGATGGATTCTTGTTCCACGTTGGCGGCACGTTATCAGCAACAGAGATTCATAAGGTCAAACGTCAGTCGGCAGAGGCCAGGGCCCACGCTGCGGCCGCGTTCGCTGATGGCAGCAAGGATCAGTGCCTGATCTGGTGCGACTCGAATTACGAATCAGAGGCAATCGCGCCACTGATACCGGACGCCATTGAAGTGCGCGGAAGCGATTCGCCGGAGCGTAAATCGCAAGTCCTTGACGACTTCGCAGACGGCAAGATCCGCGTCCTGATAACGAAGCCGTCGATTGCAGGGTTTGGCATGAACTTTCAGAACTGCCATCGTGTCGTCTTTGTTGGATTGTCCTACTCGTTTGAAGCACTCTATCAAGCAACGCGGCGGACTTGGCGATTCGGCCAAAAGAGTGCCGTTGACATATTGATAATCGAAGCGGACGGAGAGGCCGGCATACGCGGAGTGGTTGATCGAAAAATGAGGGATTACGAAACAATGCAAACGGAGATGGTGGCAAACATGAGCGAATGGCAAAAGGATAAAAGCAGGGCGTTGAAAGCGGCACCGGAGCCGACAAAGGAAGAGGGCCAGAACTGGACTATGTGGCACGGCGATTGCGTGCAAGTCTCTGAAAAGATCGAAGCTGACACGATTCATTTTTCAGTGTTCAGTCCGCCTTTTTCCAATCTATACATCTACAGCGATTCGATTGCCGACATGGGAAACAGCGTTGACAATGAAGAATTCCTGCATCAGATGAGTTTCTTAATTCGGCAGATTTACCGCATCACAATCAACGGGCGGCTATGCGCTATCCACTGCAAGGACCTGCCAGCCTACAAGGGCAGGGATGGCGCGGCCGGCTTGATCGACTTCCCAGGCATGCTGATCAAGGCATTCGAACAGGAACGCTGGCAGTATCATTCCCGCGTGACGATCTGGAAAGATCCAGTTACGGAAATGCAGAGGACTAAGAATCACGGCTTGCTTCACAAGCAACTATGCAAGGACTCTGCGGCGTCACGGCAAGGCATGGCTGACTATATGCTGGTTTTCCGCAAGTGGGACGGCGATGAATTCCCTGCCCCGGTGCATGGTGAGTCAAAGGAAGTCCGCTTTGACCCGAAAGAGCATGAGTACATCGGAGAGAATGGGCCTGAGGGCGTTCGGTCTGATCGTGACTACTCAATTCAGGTGTGGCAGCGCTACGCCTCTCCGGTGTGGTTTGACATTCGGCAGCAGAGGGTACTGCAGGGCAAGAAACACGCCACAAGCGAAGAGGATGAACGCCATATCTGCCCGCTGCAGCTTGACGTTATCGAGCGTTCAATCCAGCTTTGGAGCAACAAGGGAGACGTGGTGTTCTCCCCGTTCGGCGGTATCGGGTCGGAAGGTTATTGCGCCGTCAAGATGGGGCGAAAGTTTGTCGGAATCGAGTTGAAGGATAGCTACTGGAAAATGGCGTGCGATAACTTGAACCGAGCTGGCGAAGAGATGAAGCGGCAAGACCTCCTATGATCCTCCGCAACAACCACCACTACCGCCGCGTGCCATGCGACCAGCCCACCGCGCCAAACTATTGCGCCGGGTGTGACCTCTATCTGCCAAATGGCAGGGCGGGTCATAGCAGGTGCGGCAAGGGGCCATGGCGGCCGGTATGCCATGGGCGGGGTAGGTGGTGGGTGTTTAAAAGAGTTGACAAATCCGTAAGGTCTTTGCACAAGTAGAACATTCGGAAGTGGAACGCCGATATGAAAGAACTGAAACACATTTGCCCCCGAACCTGTATGAACCGTTTTCCGGCGCAATGCTGGCGGGCGTTCCACCATTCAGGCGAGGGGGCATTTTTTGAGGTTCAAACATGCGAGAACTGACTCAGGCTCACAAAGACGCGATGCTGGCAGGACGTAAGGCCACTACAACGGCAAGGAAGCAACGCAGAATCAATGCCATAAGCGTTTCTGAGTTGGAAGAGGTGAAACACGCGTGCAAGTACCTCCCCAGCGTAGAAACCGCTTTCCGTAATGCTTTTTCAGGCACAAGCAAGGCGGCGGGAATCAAGGCCAAGTGCATTCAATGCTCAGGCTACCAAAAGGCAGAGGTTTCCAACTGCAAGGTGAGCGCGTGCGCCTTGTTTCGGTATCGGCCTTATCAGGGCGGGATTGATGAGCCGGAAGGCGAGCCGGAATGAACCGCTCACCAGCTTTTCAATTTTACGCGGGTGACTGGATTAAAAGCCGATCCGTGAGAATGATGGACTCCGAACAACGCGGATGGTACATCCAACTGCTTGCGGAAGCATGGGACGGTGAGCCTCAGTGCATGCTTCCAAAGGATTCCGAAAAGCTCCAGTTTTTGGCGGGGGTATCGGAGGCAACGCGACTCCAACAGACGTTCAACGCCCGTTGGATTGCCGTTGAAAGCATGTTCATAGACCGTGGCGACTACCTTGCAAACGAGCGTCAGCTTGATTGTCTTGCCGAACAAATGCGCCATAGAGAGGGTGCGGTCAGAGCTGGCCTTGCATCGGCTCAAAAGCGCGAACAGGCAAGAATAGACAAGCAACGTCTTATGGAGCAAATAGTTACAGAAAGCAACGGGCGTTCAACGGGCGTTCAACGGAAATCCAACACTCCTACTCCTACTTCTTCTCCTACTTCTACTTCTACTCTGACTCCAAAGAATACAAAGAGGGAGTGTGTTCGTTTTGTTCCTCCAACACCGCAAGAGGTTGAAGATTACGCCCAATCCATAGGCTACCCAATGAACGGGGAGGCATGGTGCGACTCATACGCGGTCAAGGGGTGGAAGGTCGGCAAGAACGTGATGAAGGATTGGAAGGCGGCGGTGCGTAACTGGAAGAATCAGGGATGGCAACCTGTTTCAAAGTCGCGCAAAGAGGCTGATGAGCCCAAATGCCCGACATGCCAATGGCCTATCAGCGGTTGCACCTGTTCACCAGAGGAAAACATTCTATGATCACACCCAAATGGCAGGACTTCTACGCATCGTTTTTCTACAGGCTATCAGAGTCAGAGGCCGCAACCTGGGAATGGGAACTGAAAGACGGACCGAAGAAGATCCGCAACTTCACGCCGGAACTCTTGATGAACGCTATTCGACGGCTGGCGGCTCGCAAGGATCGGGACGGCAAAACGATCACAGCCAAGCTGAAAGACGTTCAAGATGAAATGTTCAACATCCTCCGTGAAGGGCGCAAGGCAGACGTCGACGCTCTTGAAAAGCCAATCTGCGATGATTGCCACAACACGGGCTTCTATTGCGGGGTGCGACTGTTGTTTGACTCGAAAGACCGTAAGACCATCGTTGGGGTGTGTGATCAATCAGGATGCGGGACGGAGGCATGCCAAAACGCCACACGCGCCACGATCTGCTACGATTTGGCAGTACCATGCAAATGCCAGACGGGGCATGACATGAGGCAAGCGAAGCCAGGGTATAAGGACGGCAAGGCCATTGGTAGACTGCAAGACATGATTGAGAGGAATAAGCGGGACCGTGGTCGTGAGTCAGTGACGAAGATTGAGCCGGTGAGGATCCAGCCCGGGGCAAGCGTGGCTAAGGCGCTGGCAGAGGTTGCGGACGATTGGTTGCCGTATTGAGCTAAGCGAGTAATAGGCGCGTTAATACGCCGAATTTTCGGAAGGTGTCAAGAAAGAAGTTGCGTTCATGCGTGTTTGCTGTAGTATTCGAGAAGCTGTGAGAGGCTAATGAGTACACAAGAAACCAATTTGACCCGCCATGCATCATTCATGGGCTTTCGCCCTGCCTCTCACGGCTTGATGTGTGGCGGGTCTTTTCATGGTGACGTATGAAGCAATACACGATCAGAGATGGGTACGCTGTGTTAAGCAGAAACAAGGGTGATGTGTTGATTGATGTTGAAGACCTGCATTTCCTTGATGGGCTGCAATTACGTTTAAAGCATGGCTACGCTTTGTTGCGAGGAAAAGAAGACAATGGAACGAGTTTAGCAAGAACCATTATGGCAGCACCAACTGGTATGGAAGTTGACCACATAAACCACAATAAACTTGATAATCGTCGGTGCAACTTGCGCGTGTGTACAAGGCGACAAAACCGCCAGAATAGACTTGGCAACAGAACTCGCACGGGTAGTAGATTTAAAGGCGTGGCATTTCATAATGCCGCAAAGTATGATCCGTCACACTCTCACACAAAGGTATGGAGGGCGTACACAAGAGTAATGGGTAAGCGTATGTGGTTTGGGTATTACGAGACGGAAGAGCTTGCGGCCATGGCATACAACCGTAATGCTTACAGGTTGTTTGGCGAGTTCGCTTGCTATAACCGCTTCATATCATGCCCCCTATGGAAGGTACTCCCAGCGAGTCCGATTGTTATACCTCATTGCGCGACCCTCGTAAAAATTGTCTTGATAACGTTCTAACGGCAAGCACTTATGAAACCAAGCAAGGTTGATTACAAAAAAACAGCGGCAAGGGTGAAGAAATGCCGTGCCAAAAAGCGCATCCTTTCATCCCGTCAAGCTTCCGTTTCCAAGCGTGCCGGCAAGACGTTCACCACCCCAGCCGATGACGACGCTGAAGGCTGGCTACTGACCTACCTCCCCGCCGCCTTCCCTCTTCCATTCGGCCAGGTGCATCGCGACATCATGGCAGAGTTTGACCGAGCATTGATTACGGGCGACAGCGCTGCCATTGCCGGCCCGCGTGGTACAGGCAAAAGCACTCTGGTAAACGGGTTGGCCCTCCGTGCCTTGTTGAAAGGCTTGACGCCGTTCCCATGCGTTATTCCGTGGGATGATAGAGCCAAGCGGAGGGCGTTACGGTTTTGGGCGTCGGAACTTTGCTTCAACGTCCGCCTGCACCGCGACTACCCAAAACAGACAGAGCCTTTCCGCGTGTCCCGTGGGGCGGCTAACCGGCTGTCTGCCCTTATGTCTGCCGATGGTGAGGCTACCGGGGCTAGGCTTGGAATCACTGAGGGTGTGATCGTCCTGCCTGATGGACTCGGGGCAATCGGATCAGCAACAATCAACGGCAACCCACGCGGCCTGAATTATGCCAGCATAGACGGGCGCGTGATCCGGCCATCCCTCGCAATCGTGGACGATCCGCAGGACCGCAAGACGGCCAAAAGCAGGGCGCGGGTGCTAGATACGATTGAGCGCAT